ATACGGAGCCATGAGCTTCGCCAACCCACCACCAAGATTCGTCAGGTTCTGCATGATAGCCTGACGGCGCTGCTGCTCCGCCAGCACCTGCTGGCCATAGCCAGCAGCCGCTTGGCCCGAGACACCCGCAGAGCCGCTGAGCGCGTTCAGATTGAAGTCACTGCCCCCTCGTCCTTCAGCGAGGAGTGTCGCGGCCGCTTCACGCCGAGGGGCACCCGTCAGGGCACCGATATCCGCGGTGCGACTCCGCACGAGATCACTGATCGCCTGATCGCGGCTGGCCCCGCGCAGGTTGCGGTTCACCGCATTCATGGATCCGGTGTTGATATCCGTAATCCGGCGAATGTCCGGCTGCACGGCTTGGAGATTCCGCGCGCGGTTCCCGCTGAGCATGCCTTCGTAGTAGTTGATGGCCTGCTTATACGCAGGCTGCGTGAGGGTATAACGGTCCTTGCCGACGTCGGCGAGCGACGTGGCGAGTTGCCCCTGTTGGGTCAGGAGGGCGTCTTGGTTGCGTTTGGCCGTTTTCTCTTCGCTGGAACGTCCGAGGCCGAGAAGGGAAGACATAGGTAATGGAGGCTCTGAGGGGGAAGGGAGGATGCGCCGAGGCGAGTCAAATAGTCCGAAATTGCAGGCGACCCTGCGAAACAGTATACTCCGTTGACGCCGGTGCTGTCAAGCGAGCGGAGTGAGGTGGTGAAAAGGCGATAGGCTGCCGATGTGCCACGGAGGGCCGGAGCGACCCAGAGTGGCTCGGCATGCACATGGACGACGGCTTGTGTCACGTGGACGCCTACGATAGTGTCACCGTCTTCGGCGACGTGGATGACCGCGAAGTCCGGTGAGGGCAGCGGGAGGCCGTTGAACGCCTCGTGGCCCTCAAGGCGATGCCACTCTGCGGGAGGTAGCTCTCGAATCTGCATACTTGACAGCGTAGCACAGATGTGCTATGGGGTCAAGTTAGAGGCGGATGTAGGGGAGATACGTCGCGTAGGGGTAGTTCACACCCACGGCGGCAAAGGTGCCGGTACCCGTCGCGGCACCCGCGGTCAGCCATGTCGTGGCACCGGTGAGGTTCGGAGCATTGATGGTTGACGTACCACCACTGGATGTGCTGATTGGCACATTAGGAGTACCGTCACAAAGCTGCCAGCCGGTCCCGGGGGCGGTGGTGAAGAGGCCGATCATCTCGCGCGCGGGCTGCCCCGGTGCATCCGCCCACGTTGTGGGCGAGTCGCAGAGGTAGAGGCGATCGAAGTCCGTCGCGTAGTAATACGTGCCAATGAGGGAGGTGTCTGCCGCGGGGATGTTGGCGATGAGGCCGTTCTGCTGCCCCACGGCTCCGAACCAGCGTTGCCCATTCCACGACCAGACGATGTTGCCGTCCGTCCCCTGCTGGAAGTAGAGGTAGTCCACGTCGTTCTCGGTGAGGTCCGCCGGTCGATCGGATGGTGAGCCGAACTGCATGCTGGACACGAGCACCCACACGCCGCTCTCCGTCGCCGCATAGAGCGCCGTGCGGTCCGTCTCGTAGAACCACGCGCCGCTTACCGCAGGCGTGGCAAGGCGCTCGTTGTGCGTCCCGAAGGTCACGACACCGCCACTCCCGGGGAGATTGGTGATATTGATCGGGTTCGTGCCGCCACTACCCAGCGCAGTCGCAAGGACCTGCTTATCCGTCGCCGCGCGAAGCTGCGCCATGGTCACCGCGTCTGTATCCGCGACTCCGGCACCGAGGTTCGTGAGCTTGCGCGCGGCCGCGTCCACATCCCCGCGCCAGCTTGTGCCGCCACTCGCCCCCTGCACGGCATCGAGCTTGTCTTGGATGAGTTTCAGCGCGGCTCGGATTTTCGGATCCGCAATGCTGAAAAGGTTAACGCCGGAATTCTGTGACGACGCCATGCGTTATGCCCCTCCCGGTGTCGATGCCGCTTCGGCATTGAAGACGCTCTGCGCGTCACTGTTCTCGTTCGCGAGGTCGATGAGGCGAGCGTTGGTGGCCTCGGTCGTTCCCCATGGTTGGACGATGACGTACGAGTCCTCCGGGTAGAGCACGAAGGGGAGGGTGGAGGTGATCACGTAGCTATACATGGCCCCCTTCGTCGCCTCAAACGGAATATACTGCTTGATCTTTGCGCCGACAGTGCCCGTGACGGCATACGTGCGCGTGTCCGCGGTCCCGTCTTGGGTATACGCGGTGACGTCGATTGTCACCGGCGCGTTGCTGCGCACGGTCAGATACATCCCGGGGACCATGAACCATGCATCGCTGCCGTGTGTCGTGGGCAGCGAGGCCCACCGCTTGATCTGCGGCGGTTCCAGTTCGAAGGTGAGCGTGGCCGCGTAGAGTACCGGAGGGGTGCTTGCGGTGCTCCATGTGGCTTCGAGGCCGAGTGTGGTACTCAACACCGGACCAGAGGGGATGGGCTGGATGAAGGAATCACGTCCCGCACCCGTGATCACGAGTGGCGTCCCGCTGACCGTGCCGTAGTTCGTGAGTGGTGTCACGGTCACCGTCGCGGCGTTCGGAGCCACGTCAACGGTGAAGTCGAGGTAGCGTTTCTGACTCTTCACGAACCCTTGGTTCATGTCACCGGTGGTGACGGTGCTCGTGATCGCCACACCGTCGTCTGACGTGCCCGAGGCGATGTAGACGTCGCCATCCGTGCCGCCGTACAGCAGCCGTCCGATGCCAATCGCCGTGTCGGCATACGGGGCCTGCACGTCACGCGCGAAGGACGCATGCCGCCAGAGTTTGTCGATGAGGTGGTAGACGAGTTCTTGGCGGTCTCCGTTCGTATCTTGGTAGAAGACGTGGAGTTCGTTTTGGTAGACGCTGAGGCGGATCGCATTCGTGGCCGCGAGGTCGATGGGGGCGAGGCCATTCGCGCTCACGCCGAGGAACAACGGGCGGATCCACGCGTCCGAGATGTTCACCTCGGGTCCGCCATCGGTGGCAAAGATGCCGTCGTAGGCACAGAACCACGCCACGCCCTGCCCGACGGTATACGCCCATGGGGCGATGGGTGCACGCGTGCAGTTCGTGATCGTGCTGACGACGCTCGTGCTGTCTCCGAAGTTCACGTTGAGCGCATAGAGGCGCTGCGTGCTCCATGCGAAGCTCTGGGAACCGAGGAGGAAGCCACCCATCATGGCTTCGGAGGGAGCGGAGACGTCCACGTAGAAGTTGGCTCCCCACGCGTCCACATTATCCGGGTAGCACCAATAGACGGAGCCGGGACGGTTTGGATCGCCTGCGGCGAAGACAATCCCCTGCAACGGTCCCCAGAGATAGGGCACGGGTTGGCCGAGAACGGCGTCACCGGCGTCGTCTACGGACGGGACGGCTTCGAAATAATCTGTCGGCACCGTGTCCGCCGTGAGGATCTCGGTGTCGCTGAGGGTGTCGGTGAAGGCTCCGCCATCCGCACTGTTCTGTCCCACGTAGCGCCAATTGTCCGAGAGGACACCGCCGCGGCGGTACACACACTGCCGCACGGCTGCGTCACCATACGCCGGAGGCGTCACGGTGATGCCGCGGCGCAGGGCGTCGAGCCATGCTGATTCACTCTGGGTCGCTGACGCATTACTCTCCGCACCCGTGCGCGTGTCGAAGTTCGTGACAACGTAGTCGTATTTCTGCGTGCCGGGTTCGCCGGTGTCGGGACCGGCACCGCCGGCCAGATACATCTGGTCGAAGTAGATGGTGGTCGTCGCGGTGGCGGAAGCGGCCAGCACATACACCGTGAGTCCGGTGACGGTGGACCAATCCGGCGACTCGCCAAACGGCTGAAAGTCGCCACGGCGCAGCGGGATACCAATGCTGCCCCACTCGGTCCACGCGCCTGCACCAACAAGCTGCTGATCGGAGGTCGAGGCGGTGTTGTCCGCGTTCGGAGCCACGGTGGTAATCGCCGGGTCCGGGAAGAGGCCGAAGTTCTGCTCGTCTTGCGTCAGCGGCTGCTTCACACCGTCATCGGAGTAGCGCCGGTTGACAATCGTCGGAGCAACGGCGACCGAAGCCGCACCCTCAACAATCCCCGTCGAGTCACTCGGGCGGAAGGCTTTGTAGTACCCGTTCTTGTTTAGTGTAGAGGACGTGCCGGGGATGTTATTCGCCGTCCAGCCAGCGGCGCCGGTCGTGAAATACACACGAATTTCCGACACGTTCACCGGCGAGTCCACACGCAGCCAGAGATGGATATAGTCATCATCGGTGGCATCGACACCACCGCCATAGGTGGTGAGGTCGAGCGTCAGCGCCTTGTCCGCGAAGGACGAGTAGGCGGTCGTGGCCGCGCCGGGGACGAGGAGCATGCTCAGGCAGTTGCCGTCTTTCCCTGCGGGATTGGCGAGGGTCGGCGCGGATCCACCACCCACACCCGCATGCGCGGCGAAGCTCGCCGCACTCTCGAAGTTTTCGATGGTCTTCTTGTGCTGGGTAGTGAGTGCGGTCGTCACGGCTGACGCGGGCACCGGCAAGCCGATCGGCAGCACAAGGCCATCACTGACTCGCACCTTGACCATCTTGTTCGAATCCGCGACCAGCATCCACGACTCGCCGCTTTGTGCCACGCGCCACGGCACAACGCTCAGCGGGTCTCCGCTGAAGCCAGACGCGATGCTGGAGAGCGCACCGCTCAGTCCGCGGTCGAGGGACGTCCCCGCACCCCACAGGAAATTCGTCGTGCCACTCTGCGGGTCAATCGCGCGCGTGATCGAATGCACGGGGGTATCCGTCGCCGTTGCGAGGTACGTCTGCCCAAAGCGGCTCGTCCAGCCGCCGTCTGGCAAGCGCACGGCATTCGTGAGCACCGTGCAATTCAGCAGGTCCACGAGGTCTGACGTGCGGCGCAGGTCAAGTCCACCGACACCATACCGGATTGTCTGTTTCGCGTAACGCATTACCGTGCTCCCCATCCGTTCAACATCAATTGCACTGCTGAGAGTCCTTCGAGCGCGCGCTTATGCGCGAGGTCCGCGCGTGGCAGGTCTTGCCCACGTCCGTCTTTGGCGAGAAGGATCGCCACCGCTTTCCACATCGCCATCGGGATCAGGACATCCGGGATCGTCCAGAGGACGCCGGTGTTACTGAGATTGTTCGGATCCGGGACATAGGTGATGTGCAGGAGACCGTTGTCACTACTCGCAGGCATGACTTGGAGGGATGGTTCGGGCGTTTCCGCGTCGGTGTAGACCACCGGCTGCGGCGCGAAGTCATACGTCCACGCGCTCTCAAGCTGATCCGCGCTCCACGCGGAGTCTCGGGGGAGGTCGGTGAAGACGCCCGAGGCTTTCTCCCACGCCACGCGGCGCGTCATGAGCCAGTCTTGGGGGAGGGCGTAGCGTGGTTGATTCGGAATCGTGTTCAACGTCACGCGCCGGAACAACGGACGCGCTTCGCGCAGCACCCATTCCTGCGCCGTGTTGATGGCGTCGATGAACTCCGTGGTGGTCCAAAGACCACTGGAGACGGTCACGCCGCCATTCGGCGTTTCAATGAGGAGGTATTGGATGCGCGTGAGGACATCACGGTCTGTTGTCGCCATTAGGTGCGTGCCTCAGCGGCAAAGGGCCGCGTTTGCCGGGTGAGATCCTCACCTTGGATGGCGCGGAAGCCATTCGCCGCATTCAGACGGGCGTTGACGGCCATGACGGTCGTGAGGAATTCCTGATGCCATTGCAGCGCGCGTGCCAGCCGCCCCGGATCTTTGGCGCAGAGGATGAAGAGGGCTTCCCCGATGACCGCATCGAGTTCAGAGTCATCAAGGTCTACCGTGCTGACGTCGGACGTGAGCACCGGGGTCGGGATGACGCCATCGAGGAGGAGGCTGTTCGCGCCAACCGCATCCGCAGGCCAGAGCACGAATTCCGTGAGGCCATTTGGTGCCCATGCGAGTGGGCGGGAGGGCGCGTCGGTGTCTGCGGTGGTCTGCCCCTCCCAGCCCGGATGGCCGTTATCAAGATCGTCGATCGACGTTTGGTTCAGCAGCTTTCCGTTGAACTCCGCGCGCGTGACGAAGAGCATCGTGGAAGGCACGGTGTAATACACCTGATCGGCCACGGTGTTCATCGTGAGCCGCGTCTTCCACACGCCGGTGTAGAGGTTGTACCACTGGAGGGCTTCGTTCAAAGCCGCGTTGCACTCCGCGTCCACCCAGAAGGGCACGGATTCATACTTCGCCTTCAGGCGATCGCGGAGTTGGGTGCGGGTGTAGGCACTGAACGGCATGGGTTAGTACCCCAGCACGCGAGACAGTTCCATCCAGTTCGTGCCGTTGTAGACGAGGGTGACGGTGGAGATGGCATTCGCCGCCGCGGACATCACCGGAGCGACTCCACCGCTCCACTTCACCGATGCAGGCCAGCCGGTCACCGTCCAGCCGCCCGTGCCATTCTGCACAAACTGGAGGACAAGCGGCTTGCCGGGGATTGGGTTGGGGAGGGTCACCGCCGTCACGTCCGCGGTGAGCGTGATGAGCTGCATGCTCGCTGAAGTGGAGTCGAAGGCAGGCGTGGCGCTCGACCCGACAACGGTGTAGCCGTAGTCCCCGCCTTGGATCAGGCGATTGGTGACGAAGGGCGTCATGGCTTCGCCATAGGTGACTTCGACGCCGCCGAGATACACCACACTCGCATTATCCGGCAGCGAGACGCGCACGTCGAGCAATGTGTATCCGGTGAGGACGTTGAACGACCCGCCGACCTTCTGCCAGCCGCCGGAGGCCGTGTCGTACACCGAACTCACGTCAGAGGTGAAGGCTCCGTTGTCGTAGTAGCCACTGACGACTGGCGACGGGCCTGCGGTCACCTTCATCCAGAAGCCCACGGTGACCTGCTGCCCGACCATTTCGGGTCGCAGCACAGCATCCGAATACGCCGGGATGATGAAGCGTGCGCCGTTCGTCACATTCGTGCGCGTGTCAAGACGCATGGCGAAGCGACCAGCGAAGGTCGTGGTGTCCACTTCACCGACACCCGTGCGTGTCGCGGTGCAGTTGCTGATATCCCAGCCCACCGGGCTGCTCGCCGAGTTCCACTGTGAGAAGTTCACATTGCTCGTCAGGTTCATCGGCAGGTCCACTTGCTGACCCGCGACGTGCGATGACGCCGACGAGATGTTGACGAGGCGCGACCGGCGCGTGTTCTTACCGAGGTCGGTGAAGGTGCCACCGTTGCCACCATAGCCGAGATCATCCACGAGGCAGTCCGTGCAGTTCGCGTCGATGTAGACGTATTCGCCGAAGCAGGACTTGATCTCGCTGCGAGCCATGTTCTTGAAGCGGATGCCGCCTGTCGTAGGGCTATCCGAGCCGAAGACGCAGCCAGTGACCGTGCTATCCGGGCACGTATCCAGCCAAATGTTGTCCGCGGTCGCCACGAGGGTCTCGGTGTAGACACTCGTGATGTTCACACGGCCCGAGAGGTAAGCCGAAATTTGCGCGGGGCGGGTCAGGAGGCTCCAGTTACGTGCGTTCGCCTCGACGGCTCCACCGTCCACGATGAGCGTGTCTACACCGATCGCGTAGATGCCATGACCGCGATATCCCGTGATATGTGGCGAGATGAAGCGGCAGATGTTGTTCTGGCCGCTGGGCTGCTGCGGCAGCATGACGCACTTTGCGGTGATCGTCGCACTGTTCGGGCCGTAGATGCCACCGTTCAGGGCAGCGTCGGTACACCACCGGCCCACGTCGCTGCTGCCAAGAATGCGGTAGACGACGAGTCCCATACCATGCCAGACTTTGATCGCGTCCTGATCGAAGTTCGGTGGCACAATCGGGTTGTTGATGACGACATCGAAGCTGGGTTTCGTGTTGTCGGACTTGCCGATTTGGATGGCTCCGCCACCTCCGGCGACGCCGCCGAAGGACGGGTTGTCGATGATCGCGGCCGAGCTGTTGTAAAGCGACATGGCATACGCCGTGCTGCTCGTCGCCGTCGCGGCAATCACCGCTGCTGGCGATTGGAAGATGACTCGAATCCCCTTGTAGCCATCAATGATCCAGCCGGTGCCAAGGTTGTAGAACTTGTTGGCGTTCGCGTCGGGGATGTAGACCACACCGCCTGCGCCTGCGGCGACCGTCGCGGCATCAAACGCCGCAAGATCATCCGTGGACCCGTCGCCCTGCGCGCCGTAGTCGCGCACGTTCTTCCAGTTCAGGTAGGCGACACCATCGAAGAGTTGCACGTCCCCCCATGTGTACGGGATAACGATCCCACCACCCGAGAAGCGGATGTCGTAGTCGCCGTTCTCGGCATAGAAGTCAAAGTAGCCTGCGAAGGGTGTGGACGCAGACGAGGTAAAGGGATTCGCCTTCACCGTCACACCATCATCGGAGTAAATCGTTGCCTTCGTCAGCGTCCCGGCGAGATACACCGTCACCTCTGCCGCAGGCGCGGGTGCCGCAGAGTTATCCAGTCGCGTGTAGTTCTGATAGCGCATCATGGGTTAGACTCCGACGACCGTCCAGTTGGTGCCGTTGTAGCGGCCACAGACTTTCTTCGCCCCGCCTCCGGCAATCGTCGCGCCCCATGTGGCGGTGTTGGAGTCGGAGAAGTTGCAGAGCATGCCGACGGCTGGTGTCGCGGGACGGTTGGCGTAGGTGGTTTCGGTGGCATTCAGCGCACTGGATGCGGTTACTACGCCAGCGTTATTGACACTCAATCCCGTCGAATCAGCCGTATAGAAGTTGTATCCGTTCGGATACAACGTGCCAGCAGCGAATGAAATCAGGTCCGTGCCACCGGTTAGATTCATCGCCACATTCCCGGTATTGCCAGAGGTGCGCCATGCGACCACGCCAGCGTTGGGTAGTCTGATCTCTCCAGCTGATGCGAGCGTCCCCGCTCCAGCCAACACCGCAGGACTCACCACACTCGTTCCGGCGTAGAGCGTCCGTGGACGATTCGCGCCGGATGCGCCGATGTCATTGACGTTATCCGTCACCGCGCCGAAATGCCCCGTCGTGCCTTCCAGCCGCCAATACTGCGTATTGTTCACACCAAGGTTAAGGTTGTCGCTGCTGGATGTTTGGATGAACCCTGAGCCTGTGCCTTTTTGGAAGGACAGGCAATCGCCGCTTGGTCCGAGCCTAAACTCTTGCAGGTTCGTTGACCGCGACAGCACCGTCACATCTGCCGTGCTGCCCACAAGGGACTGACCGCCCGTAAATGTGATACTCGGCGTGGTGATCCCACCCGAATAAATCACCGCTCCGGTAAACGTATTCGTCCCGGTCCACGTATTATTGCCAGCGAGCAAGCCCGCAATGGCGCGTTGAATCTGTGCGCTGTAGGGTCCTGAGTTCGACATGACTAGCTCACTTCCTGAGCCGGAGGCTCGGATGCCGGTGCCACCGGCTCCTCAAACGAGCGCGTGCGCTCATTGAACACGGCGTCGGCGCTGGCACCACACACGCCGCGTAGCTTCTCAATCACAAGTTGTCCACGAAGCTGTGCAATCTGCATGTCGCGTTCGGCGAGCAAGAGTTCGAGTTGGAGGGAGAGTTGCGCAGGGGAGAGAGGGGTCATAAGAATCCTAAACTGAAAAAGAAAAAGGCCGGAGAGGTGTAGCGGCAGTGATGCTCAACCACACCTCCCCGACCAGCGCGACGGAGAGGAGGACGCCGCGATTCGTGGCGTGTGCGCGGCTAAGCGCCTCCGCCTGCTTGCATGACTTCGAGCCAGAAGGTGACAACGATTTCACCAGTCGCGCCTGCATTCTTACTTGTCGCCGAGCGGTTCACGAGGGCCACATGTAGCTCGCCGCTCTTGTCATCATCCCAGAGCGGGATTTCGAGGCCGTCGATGTAGTAGTTGTAGCTGCCGGTGGCTCCAATCTGCACACCGTCTGCCGCGGCGAAGCTCCAGCGGCCGATGTAGCCGTCCGCGTCCAGATTCGCTTCCTGAAACGCATCCGACGAGTAGAACTGCAACTCCCACGCCAGATTCTGGTCCGAGACAATGCTCAGGCCGCGGAGAATCAACTCCACCTGCCCATTCATGCCGCTCAGACCACTCGGGATGACGAGGTTCTCCTCTTCGGCCGCGTTCTGTGCAATCGCGCCGGTGAATTCGACATCCTTGTCCGTGCGGACCTTATAGAGAAACATCGCTTACATCCCCGACTTAGGAATCGAGGTCTCGAAGGAACTCGGCAGCTCTGCCGACTTCGGAATGCGCGGGGCGCTGGTGCTGTCAAAGCTCACAATGGGGCTACCATTGATGCTGCGCAGCGTGGGCATGCCTTCGACACCGGACAACTCCGGGCCAGACTGTGAGCCTGCGCCTCCAGAAATCTTCGGTGACATGGCAGAGGTAAACTGGGTCTTGATATCCATGGGGGTCCTTGAGGGTTAGTAGCCTGCGTATGACGCAGAGATGGCGTGGTTCTGAATGAAGCGCGCGTCCACCGGGGCAAACGGCATGCTGTTGAATCCGGCTTGCTGCAGCCAGTTCATATACATGGCTTCGTCTTCACGTTCAAGCTGGTTGATCTGGTCCATGAACGCATTGTCGTTCGAGAGCATCAGGTCCATCTTGCCAAAGAGGGGGTTTGGAGAGTCCGGGGTGCCGGGATACGAGGCGAGATCCGCGAGCGCACCACGCACAAGTTCTGAGCCGCGAAACGGGAAAATCGGGCGATCTTCAGGGAGGATGAGGTCCGCGCCCTGTTTCACGTAGTAGTAGTTATACCCCGCCGCGGACGTTGGCCCGGGCCAGAGTTCGTATTGCGCGATGCCTTCGGCATCAAACTTGAGATCCGCGAGCACATACGGGTTCCCGACGTTTGTCCGGCCCGGATCCCATGCGCTGAGGTCCTGCTGCGTGATGTTGAAGAACAGTCGCCACTGCCGATACGGATCGTAGATCACGAGGAAATACTTGAAATCCTCGGGCATGGTCACGTAGTTCTTGAGGATGGTGTAGCCGGTCGGCTGCGTCGCGTAGTTGCTGAGCGGATAGACTTGACTGAGGACGAGATGGGTCGCATCTGTCACAGATTCGATCGTGATAATCGGCCCCGCGTTCGCAATCTTGATCTGCAACCCCGCCATGTCCGAGGTCCATGACGTGCCGATGCCGGTGACGTTCACGCTGCCCTGCGGCACGGTTACGCTCCCGACACTGTAGCTCGCCGGGATGACCAGCATGCCTTCGGCACGCAGTCCCGCCCACGGACGAGAATCCAGCACGCGCCGATACCGATCGTTGATCAGCTTCTGCGCGAGAAAGACGGGAAGTTCGGGGACGTACTCACGGAGTGTGCGGTACATTTCTGCAAATGTCATACTCGCCATGCGTTGTCCCCTCCCTTCCTGTGATGTGTGAAATTACTTGCCGTAGGCGACGAAGTCCACGACGACGGCGGCGAGATCGACACCGTTGGCCACTTCGACGAGCGCGGCCGCGGCGACCGCGGTGCCCGTGAGGGTTGGCGTGCCCACCGGCGAGTTTGTCGTCAGTGCCAGCGTTGACGCGATGGTGTTGTTGTTCACCGTCGCCGTCGCCGCATCCGCCGACAGGCCCAGTTCCGACGATGCGAGGATCGCACCCTTGGTGACTGTGAAGGTCGGTTTGGAGATGGTGCCCGCCGGGGTAAACCCTGCTGACCGATACGCCAGCACCTTGCTCGTGCTCAGGTCATATGCCAGCACGTAACCATCCGCGGAGAACTGCGGCGTGCCGATGAAGGACCCGAGGCCCAAGTCCTTCGCGAGCACGCTCACCCCACCCGTGGCATACGTGCCCAGCGTCAGCGTGCCGGACGTCTGCGAGCAGCTTCCGACATTCTGCAACCAGTCACCGCTGAGGGTAATTGTCGCGGCCATTAGAGCACCGGGCCAATCGTCCAGCGCACGGTGGAGGTCCCACCGCTCACCGCGGTCTCTGCGATCGCGACGATCTGATTCACCGCGGCCGTGCTCGCATCCGTCTTCGCGAGCTGACCGTCCGTCGCGCTACCGCTGAGCTGCCCGCCGACGGCGGTGCCTGCGGCAACACTGACACCGGTCTGGCGTCCGCCGACCTGAATCGCGCAGTAGTAGCCATCGGTGACCACACCGAGATACCCACCCGCCACGCTGTTCAGGCCAAAGAGGGCATCCGTGGCATCCATCGTGACTTCGAAGGTGCCGCTCGCCGGGTCATACGACTTCCAGTAGGCGCTGCCGCCCGCCACCGTCGCGACCGATCCCGTGCCCTTGTTGTGCTTGACGATGCGGTAGAGCACACCGTTCTGTTCGAAACACTTGCCGTAATCGCCCGGATTCGCGAGCGACTCCACGTTCAACGTCGCCGGGGAGTTCGCCGGGACGAGGCTGACCGGGTTGCCGTGGATGATAAAAGGTCCGTAAATTGCCATGTGTAATTCCGTTTCTGCTGTGTGAAGAGGGGAAGAGACGTGGGGTGAGCACGAGGCTCACCCCGGTCTGCTTAGGCGAGGATGCCGAAGAACTGGCGGCTCAGGCGCGGGCTGCGGTTCGTCAGGTTGCCCTGAAAGAGGTGCTGGCCAGCGATCGAGAGGTTGTCCTGCGCAGGCTTCCAACCCGTGAAGCCGAAGCCGAAGAGGTCATCGTCGCTCACATGCAGTGTCAGCGTCTTCGTGTTGATCATGAACAGGGTCTCGCCCGTGCTCAGGTAGTAGTTGCCGATCTTGGCGTCATTGACACCGCGCGTGCCGGGGCAGTACTGCGACGGCATGATCATCGCCTTGTTGAAGACGATGGAGTTGAATCCGATCTTCGGATCCTGCGTCTCCGTGCGCCACTGCGGGAAGAACTTCTGCTTCATGTAGCTGAAGGCGAGGTTCGTGGTCACGATCAGGTCGGGCTGTTCCGAGCCAACGATACACGAACTGTAGCCCTCTTCGAGCAGCTTGTAGGTCATCGGACCGTTCACGTTGCTCGCCGGGACCGTCATCGGGCTGTTCAGAGCCGAGCCGATGACGCCGTTACGCGTCAGCGTGCCGTAGGTCGTGTAGGTCGTGCCGTCGAATGAGGCGTTCGTGCCATCGCTCAACTGTTCCGCGAGGCCGTTCGGTTCGAGATTGCGCGCATTCTGCCCACCCTGATAGAACGAGATGGCCAGCGAGGCGCTCAGCGCCAGACCCGCGTCCACGGTCTGCACGTCGATAATCTTGAACGGAGCCAGTTCGCCGCGGTTGATGCCACGGATCTGCTCCAGCGGGAGGGTGATGTTCACGCCCTTCTGCTTGATGTTGAACGTGCCACCCGTGTCGAGCTGGTACGTCACCTGCGGGAAGGTGTTGCCACCCAACGCGCTCATGCTCTGCACCGGCAGCGAGTCGTAGATGAAGTTCTCCTGAATCGTCAGGCCACCTCTCCACGGCTTCATGCGCTCACGCTTCAGCTTGAGGGCGAACGGGTCGTCTTTGAAATAGTTATCCCAGACGGTCGGCTGAATGTCGCGTCGGGTATCGGCGGAAAGCTGGCTCAGAAAGCCGGGATCAAACGGAAATGACATGGGGGTCCTGTGTTACGGCGGCGAAATGCCGCTTATCGAGTCTTGTTAATGTTCGAGAGGAAATTGTCCGCAAACTTGGACTGCCGCTCGAACTCGTTCGTGATCGGTCCGCTAGTCTCCGGGGCGGAGAAGATATTCGCGCCGGTATTCGCGGGGGCCGTGGGGAGTCGGTGTTTACTGAGCGCCGCGGCGACCGCGTCGTCGGTCGCTTTCTTGATGCGATCTTCAACGGCCGCTTCCTGACGTTCTTTCATCCGGGGTTCGACCCACTTTTCGTAGGCCACCGGGAGCGGCAGGTTGTTCTTGGTCGCAAACTCCACGAGTTCGTCCGTGTTCAACTTTTCCTTGAACGTCTCGCGGTGGTCCTGCTTGAGGTCGCTGAGCATGTCCAGCACTTTGAATGCGGCCATGTCGTGCTGCGACATCTTGGAATCGAGTTTCTTGATCAGCTCGTCTTCGAGCTGTTTCGGGTCGAGGGTCATAGCCGTGCGTTTCTCGTCAGCGGACAGGGGGCCATACAGCTTTTCGTACTCAGCAATCTTCTGCTTGTTCTCGCGTTCAGATTCGGCGAGCACGGCCGCTTGGCGACTGGCGTCTTCAAACCACGCTGTCCACTCGGTCTGCTTGGTGGCGAGCTGCGCTTCACGCGCATCCAGCTCATCCTTGGACTTGGAGTAATCACTCCGCGTCATCAGGAACGGTGAGGCGGCTTCGATCACTGCCTCATCGCGCAGTTTGGATTCGATCAACGCTCGGTCTTCCGGGGAAAACTTATCGAGCACACTTCCGAGGAACGCGTCATACGCGTCCTGTGTCACTTTCTTTGCCAACGTGCAACACCTTTCAGTGAGGCCAGTGCCATCGCGCGGCTGCGCCGCGCGGTCAAGCACCTCTTACAACGGGGTGGGTGGGTCTACGACGTGTGGTGGAACATCCGCTGACGTGCGTTATCCCATCAAGCCGCTCATGCGGCTCGATCCGTCAGGGAATGACGAGTCCTGCGACCCGTCGAGCACCGACTGGCTGGACTGAAGCGCCATACCAATCTGTTGCTGGAGTTCAAGCGTGGTTTTGAGGACCCACTCAGCGGTGCTAGGGGCCATTTTGGCGAGGAGCTTCAACGCCTGATCAATCTCGACGCCGGTTTTCACCAGCGCCGAGCCGATTTGGTTGCCACCAGCGGTGGGATCAGGCATTCCGCCGCCCATCGGACCAGCGAGGCTGGCGAAGGACGGAGCGGCAGGCATCGCCTGCGGGGGTGGCATGGGCGGGAGCATTACTTGCCTTTGGGAGAAGTCGAGGAGGTCACAACCGGCTTACCGCATCCCGAGATACCCGGGGAGATGCCGGAACCCATCTGGGTCTTGATTTCAGTGGACATGGACCAGAATATACTTGACAGAGGTTGTGCGTGTCAAGTATAGTAGGCGGCAGGCCGCGGGCATGGCTACGGGAGTGGCCACGCGGCTCGGTCATCGAGCACGACCGTGGCTCCGTTCGGCAGCATGCCTACTGCACTCGCGCACGCATCGCAGAGCGCGAAGCTCTGCACGGTGAACGGCGTGCCCTCTTGGGTGTAGCAGGTGGGCCAGTCATCTTCTGGGGATACAGGCGTGGCATCGGTGCAGGCGAAGCAGACACCGGTCACGCCGTCGCCGTGTGACGTGACCACCGGTGCGGTATTCTCCGGCGCATCTGGCTCACCGAAGAGTGTCTCAAAATTCGTCCAGCGGATTAGCATACCCATCGTGACCCCCATGGGATGATGTAGAGATACCAGAGTGTTTTGGCGAGCGTGATCAGTCGTGTCATGGGTTACTCGCTCGTCGTCGTGACCGTGCGCGGCATGCCGTCCTCGCCTGTTTTCTCTTGGAGTTGTGGCGGGGCTGTGAAGCCCGGGGGTGCGCCAACGGGCGCACCCGTCGGCGAGGCCATCAACCCCATCTGAATCGCGAGGGCAATCCGGTCCACGATCGTCTCCACCCCTGTTGGTGGCGTGCCGAAGTTCGGCAGTTCCATCGCCGCACCGAGGCTCCACGGATCCATCATGCCGATCTTGAAGAGCTGGAGATACGTCAGCTTCCGTGACAACTGCGAGGCGCTGAGCAGGGAGTTCGGCGTGATTTGGAAGGTGAAGTTTGCCATGTGCGCGCGTGCGCGCTCTGCGGTCGGCAGCATGGCGTCGAGCGCGGGCACGTAACCCGGCTGATCCTTGTGCATCGCCGGGATCAGGGATCCCGGTTCGTAGTCGAATTCGTGCAGCGAGATGCCCGCTTCACCCAGCATATTGATGCGACGCGGGAGTGTGTAGAACTGCATGAAGCCGCTCTTCACCATCTCACCGATTTCGCGCAAGAAGACTTCGAGCAGGCGGGATTTCGTGCGGAGGATGGGCGAGAGCGCCTCCTGCATCTTCTCGATCGAGTCGGCCGCAGGCGCTTGGTTGAGCTGCATGAGCGCTTGGAGATTCGCGACACCGCTCAGGTTATCGACTTCTCCGGTCACATACTGAAAGAACTCCATGACCTCGCCCGGGAGCGGGTCGTTCTTCACGAACTCAATCCCCTTGCCCGCCGTCGGGTTCTGAAGCATCTTGTTGCCTGCTTCACGCGTATCAATGCGGTTCCAGACGCTCGCAGGCACCGCGCGCTTGTCGCCCACGAGGGCGGGACGCAGCACCTTCTTCACATAGTCCCAGACACCGTTCAAGCACTCGTTGATCGCATCCTGCATGGGGCGCAGGTCGGTGACGAGGCTCGAACCCAGCAAGCTCCACGGCCACGGATCCAGCGTGAGCTTCGCAATCGGGAACATGCCGTGCCAGTAGGGGTTCGGACCGTCGTAGAGCACACGGTCCCGCGTGCTGACAATCAGCCGTCCACGGGGGTAGACGCGCGCATCGTCTTCCGTCGCGACTTTCCCATTCGGCTTCAGATAGCCGACGGGGTACACGGTATACGCCCAGCTCGTCTTCGGATCTCCCATGATGATCGGCGCGGTCCCATCCCAAAGCCGCGTGTCTTTCAAGTAGACTTTGAAGGTCTCTTTCCCGTTCACCTTCGTGGGCATGTTGTGGCCCTTGGGGCCGTTCACCGACTCGAAGATGTTTGCTGGTGTCTCCACCTTCGTCTTCACCGAGCCCCACATGCGTGCCATCCACGAAGACCCGGAGTCGGGCACGAGACCCGCGGCGGCAAGGCCGTAGCGCGCTTGCAGTGTCTCGACCGTCTCCAAGCTACGGATAATGACCCCGTCCCAGCTCTGCACGGAGAAGTCGTAGCGTGGGTTAATCGGCAGCACGTCACGCGGATCTACCGGCGTGAGCACCAGATCCCCTTGGCCTCCGGCGAGCGTGGCGTCGAAGTTGATCTCGGCGTAGCCTGTGCCTGCGGCCATGCCGTAGCGGATGACGTCGGCGAGACGCAGATCCGCGAACGAATTAATCCACCACGCCTTCGTCAGATTCCCGAGGATGACGACCTGATCTTGGAAGAAGTCATTCTCGGTGCTGAAGCCGAAAAGGGGGTGAATGTCTGTCAGCGCGCTCACCGTCTCCGCCACCGCCTTCTTGGTGCGGTTGTCTACGATGTGCGAGAGCGTCTTCGGACGGTCGCCAAGCTGATCGCCCATGACATAGCGGATATTCCGGCTGATATCGTTATACTGCGGCTCTTGCTTGAGGATATTCTCGCCAGCGGCGACGGCCGCATTGATGTAGTTCAGCGTGATCCGTGGGAAGAGGATCGCGTCTTTCAGGGGGAGGGGATGGGTGGTCATGGGGTCTACAGGATTGGGATAATGTGAAAGGGCGGTGTGCTACTCGGCATCTCGCCCTCCGCGCCGGAACTTCGGCAGGTCGCCTTTGTGCGACTCTTCGCTATTGTTCATAATGACAACACCGTATTGCTTCTCGACTTGCTGAAGGTGACGGTAGGACTCGATCGTGATCTCTTCGCCCGTCCCCGTGATATGCTTCGAGGTGAACGGGAAGGCAGGCGTGCGCAGGATCCCGCCAATCTTCGGACTCCAGCCTGCGCCGCAGGCGCTGCACGTGACGAGATTCTTGTGACGGTCTTCGTCACGATAGAACCATGTGCCACGCTCCGCGTGGCCACACGCCGCACACGAAAACGTGCAGGAGGTCATGAGGCGTGTCACGCCCATTACCACTCTCCCAGCACGTAGTTAATCGCGTCGGTCAGCTTCTCGACCATATACTCGTTCACATCCTGATCGAAGTACGTCGCAAACTCTGCGAACTTATCCGCCTGACGCTCGGTGAGGTAAATGGTGACCTCGCCCATATCAATCCGCAAGAGATTCTTCACTACCGCCATGAGCTGCTGCTCGGTTTCGATGGTCGTCTCGCAGATCGCTTCGAGATCCCGACGCGCCGCGGTGCTCAGCACCAACGGCCGGTCTTCGAAGTTAATCGCTTTCGCCTGCTTCAGCACGCGGGACATGGCCGTGTGCGCGGTGAGGTTGTATGCCTCACCTTTTTTCTCATACGCCTCCACGAGTTCCTCGGGAAGCGTCAGTGTGACCTTGATATTTCGTGGCGTATCAGCCATACTTGCTAATCCTCATCCAAAATGTGGTCCCATGAGGCCCACATGACGTCGGCCTTCACAGGCGTATTCTGCCAATCCCGCTTCGGGCCGGGATTTTCTGCCTCTTCAGTTTCCCGGACGGATGCCGCGGCTGTCAAGGTGCGCCGCGCGCGCGCGACATTCTCCCCAGAAAGCCATTCGTCCTCGTGGGCACCGAGATACGCCATGAAGAGCGCCATGACTCGGTCATCCTTCTTCCCCGCGGCCGCTTGCGCGATCGCATCGGCCGATTCTGGCCGAAAATCCATCATTTCTTCGATTGTATGGGGCGAATTTACGATTAGTTCGCCTGAGTTGAACGCTGCCACACCTCGATATACGAGTGTTCTTCGCTTATACGGCGTGGATTGCCAGCCAAACTGGTGCTGATATCCGGCATCCACCGCGGTTTCTGATTTCCGCAAGTACAAATTCGAATATCTCCACTTAAAACGCATGTCAGACTGGCAGATGTTGCCGCCTCCGGCCGAATTTAGCTCGACCACAGCCAGTGCTTCGTCCTCAGTGCCTGCATAGATGCGCCCAAGTGCCGCTGCGATCTCAGCAAGCGCTACCGGTCCATGAAAATCGGAGGCAAATTCAGCGACTTGCATATCGGGATACTTCACCGTTCCAACTTTGAGGACTTGGACGACGCTTCGATCCGCACCGAGTCCTTGTGCGGGGTCCACACCAATCACGTATCTTGCATCTCGCTGCGGCGGCTCGAAGATAATGACGCGCCCGTTCCAATAAAGGTGATCATCGCGCTCAGGATATGGTAGCCGCTTCCACCCAATTCCCTGCGGAACAAGGTGCATGAGTGGGTCAGTCACAAACATTCAGTCCATCCCCCAATCTATCGTCGGGTCCATGTTTACTTCCGAGAGACCACACATTGGCATCGCACGATTTCGCGCATCTGATAGCGCTTCAGGCGAAAAAGCACTGAGACCGCTATGCTGAAAGGCCTCATCTGGGTCACCAGCAAATTCAGCGAGGAATGCATGGAGCTGCCGCCGCGCCGCGTAGTCTTCCCGTTTGCGCTCGTACCAGTACAACTGATCTCTATTCGGTGTCAGCGAGATGCCGCACCACGTATTCATGATTTCTTTGACATGTGCCCCCGCTGCGATCGTCATGCTTGTTGGCGTCCAGTCAAGTGGAGCGGGTGTCGAATACTTCTCAACCTCTACCGCCCACGGAATGAAAATTGGAGCGAACCGGTATGTGCCCCGCTCCGCTGCTTTCCATGTATCATGCACCCAGTTTCCGCGTCCGAGTGCCGTACCTTCGTAGAGTCCAAACGTATTCGGATTCTTGGGCAACGCCGGGTCCACGGAGCTATCGAGCTGCTGCGGAGCATTCCATGTGCTCAGCTCGGAACAGTGAATGGCGTTGATCGTATGCCCCTGTGCAAGTCTTGCACGCGCCGCACCTTTCTGCCCACGCGTGGCATTGCCCCAACCTACGATGATGCGGGTATCAATCCCACCGAACACAAGTTCGGCGTTCTTCACATGCTCAGTTTTCGTCGGTGAGAGCCACCACGGGAGGTTTTCGTAGACGCGTTCGACCATGTCGAAGAGGTATGCTGCTGACTCCGGTGTATCACTCGCGATCAGACACAGCTTGTGCGCGTAAAACAGCGCTTTGTGCATGATCAGTAGTTCAGAAAGTGTCGAAACACCGAGCTGCCGGCTTTTGAGCACAAGTGCGAGCACACCGTCGTTCCGGTCATTCGCAGTAATTTCGAGATCACCAAGTTTCTTCAGGATAATCTGCTGCGTCCGCCGCAGCGGAATCGTGATCAGTGTGCCGCTCTCGCTACGAATCTTGGCATAGTGCTCCGCCCAGTATCGCCAGTTGCTCTTACATCGGAGCTTCTCGCCCAGCACAAAGCGTTGCTCGTCGTCCGAGAGCGCACGCGTCACTTTCCCCGTCTTGCTGTCCCATGCGCTGGCGAGTCGGTGCTCCCATTCTTCAATCTCCGGGAGCGTGCGCTCGACGATCTCGAAATCCGGGATGCGAAGCCGCGCCGCGTCCATGAGCTGATCAAGGCGTGACTGCACGACCGTTGGATGATACATGTCCCGTTACCGACAATCCGGCGAGTGTGTCTCGCCACGCTTCACACCACTCAGGGCGTGCTCGATCACACTGACCGAAATGCCGAACCGCTGGCTGAGCGCGTAGTGCGTCAAGCCGTGTTTCTCGCGCAGGGCAATCATCTTCTTCTTGATCTCGTCGGTGAGTTTCCGCTGACTCATGCTTCTTCCTCGATGGGGACGATGGTGACGACGGGAGCGGGGGCGGTGCCGCCGCTGGGCAGCAGGACCGCATCCGTCGCCTTCACGAAGGCATCGAAGACATCTCCGCCCTGCCCAACCACCACGGTCTTGTTCTCATTCTTGATGCTCACGCCCGCCGCCTTCGGGAGCATCTTCCCGGCTTCGAAGACGAGCTGTGCATGGTCAAAACTACCAGACTTGAAGGTGTAGCCGCGGCCTTGGCAGAGGCTACACTTGGGGTTCGCGGCGGTGGTGCCATGCGGCGTACGCGTGCAGGCGCAGGGCGACAGGTGATCCTGTGCCTTCCGCGCCACATCCTCGACCACACCGGGGAGGGCGAGGGCCAGATTCTCCTGCGCTTCGAGCATGGCTGTGGCGATCGCGGCGCTTTGCAGCATCTCCAGCACGTCGAACGGCCGCAGCCCCGCCTGCTGGCAGAGCGAGTAGAGCGAATCCTGCTCCCGATCCGGTTCGTGGAGCAGGTCCAGAAAGCGCTGCTGCGCGGGCGTCAAGGCCGCAAAGGTCAGCTTCTCGGCGAGCTGCGCCCGCCCTCCGGCGGCGTCTTCGACCGTGCGCAGGCTCTTCCACGTCGTGGCCTTGACGAGGCCCTTACCGGGACTTGGCTGCTGCGGCGCGCTCACGCTTGGCCTCCTCACGTTCCCGGGCGGCGGACCCGGCGTCCGTAGCGACACTGAACCACGTATCCACTTCGTCAGGATCCTCGGGTGGGGTCACCGTCACCGGATCCGTCTCCTCCACTACCCACGGCACCTCATTCGATTCCGTAGGTGTGAAGCCATGTGCCGAGCGCATCAGCTTCAACATGTCCGCGAGCGTGTCCGCGATCCGCGTCTGTTGGTGGAGTAAGGACGTGAGCAGCGGGAGCGAGTCCGCGGGGAGCTGGAGTGTGTCGAACATTACGGGGTCCTTTGGGAGTTGTGGCAAGGGCGATCGTGCGGCGACCGAGAATCCAGTCAGTGGGGGTGGGCGCGTGCGCCCCATGTGTCGGCTTCCAGAGACGCAGACCAACGCCGTAGCGCGCGCCGCAGGCGCAGTGGAGCGCACCCGCCTCCGGCTTGCCTTTCAGAATGACCCCACAGGCACAGGCGAGCTTCACCGTGCCATGAATGTCGGCGATGATGGCGGTGCCGGAGATATCGTCGAGGGTATTGACCCCGACTTGTCGGAAGGCCCGGGTCTTCATCCAGCCATTCTGCGGGACGGGCTTCGGCGCGGCTCCGGTGAAGACGGCCAGACCCAGATGCCAGCGCGCGCCACAGGCACAGCGGTGGCGAGGGGCGCGCACATTCACCCGCGTCACCGGGTTCAGGCGGTGGCAGATCGGGCATTCGTAGACGACCCCACCGTCGATGCGCGCGCGGATGAGCGGGACTGCACCCCGCTCAGCGGCTGCGACAGGGGGGAGAGGAGGAGAGGCTGACCCCCCCTGTTGAGATGACTCGAACGGACTCTGTGGACAGGTTTCGGCGGGGGTCAGCATCACTCTTTCAGTATTGCATAACCGGTGAAGGATGTCAAGTTTTTGACATTGCGGAGCTGGTGAGGATGTGATAGGTGTTGTCGCAGCGTGTGCGATGGCTGGCTCCGGTGTGGCAGCGATGCGGCACCGTCGAAGCCGCTGAGGCGACTGCGAGAGGTGCAACGAAACTCGCACGAATTCGCTTTACCTTCGCCTTCACCTTCGCCTTCGGCGAGAGCGGCAACGATACCCACCACAGAAACCGCTGACGAGAATGAAAAAAAAATATGGGGAGTGCCATGCGCCCCTCTGCGCGCGCACCACCCCCTCGGACAATTCGCGTAATGAGACGTGTCGCAATAGCGGCTAAGTCGTTGTTGCACAATGGGTTACGGGGATTGTGGTGAGGTGGAGCACAGCGCGCCGCGAATGTCAAGCGGCGCGAGCGCGCCGCGCGCGGGCACGTCTCGTGCCAAGAGGGACTATTGCGAGGGCGCGCGTAGAAATATTTCTTTTCTCTTGACTCTCGCGATTCTTGCGAGCGCGCGAGGGCGCGCGAGGGCACAAATGCAAAACGGGGGGCCGAAGCCCCCCGTCTGTCAAGCGTTATTTTCTCCTTGCCACGCGCTCGCTCGCGTGCTAGGTCTCGCGATAACTCCGATGCGCGCCGTGCGCGCGCTCACTCCGTTGATCGGCACGGTATTTCGGTGATCGCTGCACGCCTTCGGCGTTCCGGTTAAACACCGTGCCCAGCTTCGCTACTGGCACATACCAGCGAGAGGGAAACGCGCTGTCCTCATACGTCAACTTGCGATCCTTCAGTGTCCGGCCCATCTTAGTTACCCCCTCGCGTCTCGCGGAATTCTGGCGTTTCGCAGTAATAGCCGTTGCTCGATCCATACCAGCGGATGACCACACTGCCCTTGATGGTAGTCAGGCGGTAGAACGTCCATGTTTCGGAGTCATCGTAGTGCCCCTCTACTCGCGACTCCGGCTCCTGCATATCGTTCCCGTTCTGCTCCGCAAGGAGAATCGGCGTGTGGAGCAAGTCCTCGACGTTGCCGTTGATGTCGTCGATGTCCACAGATTCGCAACAATCCTGGCTGTGGTACATGACATACTGCCGACCATCAGCCGTGGTCAACGTCACATGTTCGGAACGCAGCGTGAGGCCAATAACTGATACAAGTGTCTGGCCAACAAGGTCTTCGAATTTCGGGTAGGTGTCCATGATCTCAATTGTCTCCTGTGACGGTGGTAGCGGCTGTCCACTCCGGTGTGGTTCCGTTATGCATCTTATACCGTGCCGAGCAGCGCATCATCGCGTCTCTCCCATCAACCACGCTTGCAGCGTCGCATCATACGTGCTCGTCTCATTGTCCCAGTCGATCATGCGGAGGCAGTCCGCGCAGTACTCATCCTCATCATCGGTGAGCCATTCCCCGCACGCCGAGCAGACCACGCCGACGGCATCACTGGTGATGCCGTCAGGATGCCCCATAAGGGCCGCGTGCACGCTCGCATAGTCGGCATCGAGGAAGCCGCGCGCGTCATCATAGCGGCGATGCTGAGTCGGCAGGCTGGCCGCGCCCGCATACATCCCGCCATACGTGCGATCACAGATACCGATATCCCAGTCCCGCACCGTCTTGTCCCGGAGTGTGGGTAGAGTCTCAAACCGACCGTCAAGGCCAGCCGCGATGACACGTGCACAAAGCGCGTGCACGTGCCCGAGGTCTAGTCGCTCACGGCTGGTGTGTTCGTTGTAGTAACCCACGCTGATATTCGTGCATTCGGGTACGTCGTCGGCGTAGTTGTCACTGTCGGTGAAGATGCCATCTGCGCAGGGACGATACCCGAACGCAGAGTCCGTATTCAGCACGAGCGCGAGATCGCGCGCGAATCCATCGGAGGCCGTCCGCAGACATCCCTGATGTGTGATGATGTCTCGCGTCCCGCACCGATCGAAGGCAATGCACCGATCAAAGTGTTTCGCGAACCACTCGCCATGCTCGCGCATCAGTGCCGCGCTGCCGATCCCGCCGCGCTCTTCGGCGTGATGGAACACGTAATATCCTGGCACGCCTGCGAGGATCATTTCGCGCATGATCCACACTCCGGCAGTATCGTCTGCACCAAGGCAGTTACTCGCACTCATGGGATGCAGGCGAACCACGTTCTCAGCCACGGTGAGTTTCTGGCGCGTACTGCGCCGATGCACGGTGTCCGTATGCGCACTCCAGATCGTGCGCGAGACACCAACGCGAATATGGACATTGTCAAACGCATCGACAAACGCATCGGGGAGTGTGAGCAGCCATCGCTGACGGAATTCGCGCTCCGCCCCGCTCCCAGCGGGACGGCCATACGTGAGCATGTCAAGAAGTGTGCGCGTGTTCATGGTCATGACTCAGACTCCGGGGATAGGGACAGGGACAGGGACAGGGACGTGCTCGCGGTCTCGTGAGCAGCGGAAGCCGCGCGCGCGTGTTCAACGTGTTCGGCGTGACAGTCGGTGCAGTATGGCGCATCGTCGTCTTCACCGCGCATGACGTCGTCGTTCGGAATCCAGTCATCACACGTCACGCATGTCGTATGAGAGTCATAGCATGCCGTGTGGATATGTGCGTCACTCAGACCGTTTACGGAGCGGTTTCGCTGCTCAAGCCGCGAGTAATTGAACTCCGAACACTCTTCATCACAGACTGGACACTCGCCGCTATGCTCTCGCCAGCACGAGCGGCAGTAGCTACTGCCGCTGTCACTTGTAAACCGGTGCGTACCGTCCCAGTCAAAGTGTTCATTATCGCATGCGGCACAAATCCACCGTTCATCGTTACAGGACTCGCAATACAGCCCATCTTCGTCCATGCCGGCTCCGCAGCGCGCGCACGTGTACATGTCTTCGTCGTCGTCGAAGCTCGCAAGCGTGCTGCCGGACGTGTTCTGGACGTCCAATCGTCCGTCCCCGAGCACGATATATTCCCCGTCGACAGCGGCGTATTTGGCGCCATCAATATACGGCATCACATACCCGCCGCGCGAGTGATTCATCTTACGCACGCGCGCGCCAGAGACACCGTCTTCGACGTGACGATAGCCGAGGGCATCAAGTACCCGCTTCATCTGTGATTCGTCGACGGCCGTATCGCTGTAGATACGCGTATACACGTGCTTATCCGGCCAGAGGACCACGCGCGCACGTGCATTGTCGATCTCGCCGAGATAGCCGATGGCGAGATCCGGGCCAGCGTAGACGCGCGCGGGATGGTCGTACCACGGGAACCGCGGAAACTTACCGTCGAGCAATGCGCCGTCACAACCTTCCGGCCCCATACAAGACTTCCAATGCGGACGTTTACGATTCACCTTCGCACGCCGATACACGCGCTCGCATTCGTCGGCGTCGCGTGTGATGTGAAGTTCGGGGAGCATGCCGAACTTGCTGGTAAGTTCGGCGATTGCGTCGTCTGGCAGGGCAGGCCAGAACCGGCGCAGATACCGCCCCGGAAGCATGGTCACTTGCCGGTCTTCGAGCGCGTGGCGGTCGTCAGGCGTATACGCGACCTGGCCGGGAAACTTCACACTCGCGTATGCCATGTGTGCGGGATACACCGGCCAGTCTTCAGGCAGCGTGCCTGCACGCTCGCTGCGCTCGTGGCGGTATAGTAATGCCTCTCGAAAGTTCCCCATCTCTCGCGGCGTGATAAGCGACGTATCCGGGTGCAGAATCATGGGCTCGGCATTGTAGCCGTTCCACGGTGAGCGCGTGCTCCAATACTCACGATCATTGTGTAGCGTGTAACACGACGTCTGCACATACGCGGGAGAACCGAGCATCTCATATGCTTCGATCTCGGCGAATGGCACAGAACGCAGTCTTGCCGGAATCAGGTAAAACGGCATAAGCGTTATCTCCGATGTTTGGTAACAGTGTGAGCAATAACCAGCACGGTGAGTGCCAGCCAGAGCAGGATGATGAGAATGAGATTACTGAGGCGTGTTCTCCTGTTTGGTGATGAGCGTGACGACGTCATCGGCGATGATCTCTGCCAGTGGCGCGAGTAGGGCATTGATGGCAGAGAGAATGCCGACGGCGAGGGCGAGGGCGACGAAGAAGGTGAACAATTTCGTCGGGCACAGGTTGTTAGTTTCACTGTGGCCCTCTTTGATGCGAGCGGAAAGAATGCCGATGGTGATAGCGAGGGCGAGGATGAAGGTAAGCATGGGTTACTCTCGCTCTTCTTTGAGTTCGAACTCGCAACGGCAGCAATGCCAAACAAACTCATACCGCGGCTCTGTGCGTTCGCAGCACGTGCGCGAAACTTGCTTGTGTACGTGTAGACAATGTTTCCTGCCCCAGTGCCACCATTTCGTCGGGCACAGGTTGTTAGTTTCGATGTGGCCCTCTTTGATGCGGTCAGACATGTCAGTTACCCTCCCGTCCCAATTGCTGGCGGATCTCACGCTCGAAACGCTGCGTGATGCGATTCAAAATCTCCCAGCCAATAGCCGTGGGCGCATGCGCGCACTCCACACGTCGCGGTTGGATGATGGCGAGAGTTTCGACGAGAACGGCTAGCGATTCAGACATGGTCTATCACTCCATTTCCGTCTCGCGCACCATGCGCGGACAAAGGGACGATAACACAACTTAGAGCAACTGCAACACGCGGACGAAAATATTTTTCAGGGCAGGCGAGCGGCGCGCTCACCACACCCAAAAAATCGCCTATAAGAGGATAGGCGATTCTGCACTGTCCACTTTATAGGGCATTTCGCGTAGGAACGACGAACGGCGAGCCGGTGTGGAAATCGTGTGCATAAAGTTGGCATAGGTTATGCTAGCGCGCGAGCACTCACGCGCCGCCCGCTCGCGCACACCTTTGCCACACAAACCGTACCGGAATCTCAGACACAATCCGTACCAGAACATCTGAAATGTTTTCGGCGCATCTCGTCACCCCAGCCTCCGACGAAAATGGCAATATATCTGGCCTATGCCGTCCCGAATTTTTGGAGATTCGGATTCGGAGGTGGAAAAGTTTGACTGCGGCGGAGCCGCGGCGGCGGGCGCGCGTGCCGCGCGGGAACAGGGTGAGGTGGCTCTGTGTCGCGCGCGCAGCACGCATTCGATTTTTGTTACTTCGCTGCGACGAGCGCGAGCGCGGAGAGTGGCATCTCCACCGTCCAGCGTGGCGGACAATTCGGGAGGAGGATGTCGGTGACAGCGTAGCCTGCGGCGCGCCAGCGCCTCGCCGTGGCGCGATGCGTCGTGTCGCCAAGGATCACGCCGGAGGCATGGAGGAGGTCGTAGGAGGTCTGCGGAGACGCTGCGCGCGTCGTGGGGGGCTTCGCCATCGCTACACCACCCCGCAGGCGGTGAGGAAGCGGGTGCGGTCGAAGGCGGGGTTGGTGCGTGCGAGCGCGGTGCCAAACGACTCCGCCATATCCGTCCAGAGAGCAAGCTGCGCCTGCATCTCCATGTCTGAGGCATCGTGAGGGCCGAGGGCCGGCTTCGCCGCCTTGAGCGTGTCCGCGATGAGCACAAAATCCTTCCGGGTCATTGTCACCTCCTGTGAATGTGTAAACGACTTACGATGAGAGAAGTGTATCGACGTTTATACGAGATGTCAACACTTTTCTGAAGGTGCCTCCCAGCACCTTCCGGGGCGGTGGTCAGAGTCGCCCCGGAAGGTGGTTATTACGGTGGTTGGTCCTCACAGACGTAGCCTAAAGGCTACGCATAGGCTCTAGAACCCGCCCAGCGCCTCTGTGAGAGGCGAGGACGTGCCCCGAAGGGTAGATAGCCAAGAGGCTAGTCTGCCTCTTGAGAGGGCATATAGCGGGTCTGGGGAGGATTCTGGGGCCGGAGGCTCACTCCGGCACCCACACCTCGATCCAGTCGAGGGACATGGGGATGTAACTCACCCCCAGTGTGCCGGTCCCGGTGAAAGCGAGCATGCCGTTCGCGGCCCCAATCCGGTCGTAGCGTGTGGCGGTGCTGCCGATGTAGCGATACCGCACGCCCTGCTCGCTCACTTCCCCTCCTCTCGCGCCATCCAGTAGCAGAGCCATGCCGCGGTGATGCGGTCAGCGGCAGCACCGCGCTCGTCGGTGGAGCCGCACACCGTCGGCCAGTAGTAGACATACCCGACATCGAACAACTTAAGGCGTGTGCGCATACGATCCGAGAACAAATCTGATTTGCCCCTGCTCTCCATTTCGATCCCCATGCAGAGACCGCGGAGGTACCCAAAGCTGTTTTGATAGATATCATGGCGCTCCTCGGCGTGCTGCGCAATCCGCTTCCACGCGCGCGCCTCGGCCCCTTCACGCTTGTAGCGGAAGCGGGGTGCAGCCCCGCTCATCGCACACCGCCCATGGGACCGAGCACGGGCATGGTGAGGTCGAAGGCCTCTGCGACCGCTTCCCACTTCGCAGGCCATGCGTGCGGATTCGGCTGGTCATCGTGGACTTTCTGCAACGCCGAGAGCAGCGGAAAGGTGTCCGGTGTCAGGCCGGAGGCGAGCAGCATCGCCTGCAAGGCTTTCGCTGACGGGGTCCGGTATTCGAGAATCCCGCCGTCAGCCAGCCGCATCACATCGGCGACAGTCGCACCCTCGGCGCGCTCGTCATATGCCGTGTCTGGGATTAGGCACCCGACGGCACAGGCGCGGCCTTCCGTGCCGCGGTACGCGCACATGCTGTCGCTAGTGTCCATGGAGCACTCGGCCTGCGCCCACTGCTTGGCGAGGATGGTGGTGAAGAGTGACTGAAGACTGGTCGTCGGTGCTGTCGGTGCTGTCGGTGTCGCTGTCGTCATATCAGAATACCTCCGTCAAAGGGCAGCAATTCGCTGCGAGAAGTCAAGTGTGGCAGCAGGCGAAGAAGCTGTCAAGACATTTTTTTTTGCCACGACTACGAAACTGATTCGAAGGCTCTTGATTCACTATTTATTCTATATATAGTTGAATCAGTCCATGTGAATCACCTGTAAGTTGTTGTATTTACAGCACTTGCACTGATTCACCCACGTGAATCAGTGGGGGGTGATTCACCCTGATTCAGAGCCGTGAATCAGGGGTGAAATGTGAGTGTCTCTCACTTAGATATCTTCCCCAATCTCCGTGCCAGCCGCGTGAGTGCCGAGTAACACTTCGATTCACTCTCCCCGGTCAGCTCTGCCACTTTCCGCGCACGAGCACGCATGGACTCATACGGGACCGCGAGTGACTCTTGGCAGGTGACGAGGAACGCATCCACGGGAGCCTCCCAGAGGAGGTTGTCACCACGGACCAGCGCGACCCTGCCATGTTCAACCGCGCGCCCTTGATAGACCATGGTGGCCTTCGGAGAGTCTTCTTTGCCGCGAAGCTGGATGATGGTATCCATGCGGCCAGAGATGTAGCCACTACCGCGATTATCATCCATCAGCGACGGATCTGGGGCATCCTTGCCGCCTTGAATTTTCTTCGCATGGCTGATGAGCAGACACGCGGCGGGACGGCTGGCAAGGACGAGAGAGGAGACCACGGCTTGCATTTGCTTGCTATCGTTCTCGTCACCCTGATGGGCTTCACGCGTGGTGTCAATGACGACCAGCACGGGGTTGATGGCGTCACACTGTGAGCGGAGCCATTCGACGGCGGCGTCACTGTTGAGGACGAAAGGGTACGGGACTTGACCGGGATCGGCCATGTAGATGCGGTAGGGAGAATCCACGTCTGGATCACCGGCGAATGAGATGCCTGCTCCGCGAAGTTTCTTGAACCGGTCGATCCAGAGACTCCGCGGAGTGTCGAGCTGGATGTAAAGCACGTTGCCGAATGTCGAGACGGTAAAGTGAAGCCAATGGGGATCTTGAGAGGTGATCGCGCGGCACAGGTCCAGCGCGAGGTAACTTTTGCCCACTTTGGGACCGGAGAATAGGTTACAGAGACCACCCGCGGCAATGAGCGGTTCAATCAGCCATGTTTCGGGGGCTGTCGGGAGGGTGAGATATTCGTGAAGGGGGAGAGCTGGCGAAATGGTGGACATGCGTGCGGTAGTTTAGCACAAGTAGAGGGTGAGAGAAAAGGCTTGACAGGGGCACGGCCGCCTGCCATACTCGTTCTCGTTGGCGGGGAGAGGCCCCGAGGAAAGGGAGAGTGTGAGCATGGGTTCGGATACAATGGTGGCTGTGGGAGATTTGGTGCGGATGGTGAATGCCGACGGGTTGACGAAGAATGACCCGCAGGTGGGTGATCTCGTGACGGTGACGGCAATGCGGCACGGAACATATGTTGATGTGCGCTCCGCAGACGGTCAGCAGTACAAGGGGTATCTGTTGACGCGCTTCGTGAAAGTGATGCCCACGGCTCCGGCCCCCGCCCCCGGACTCGCCGACGTCCGCGCCGCCTACACCGCAGGCAGTCCCGACGTCCGCGCGGCGCTGAAGCGCTTGTATCCGAGCGTGGCGTTTACGAAGACGGTGACGAGGGAAATGCGGCAGGCTGTCAAAGATGTGCCGAAGGGGGAGTATTTCACCTATTTCAACGAACACTGGAAGCGCGTGTATGTGCATGGCTGCATTCCCAACATCTTGCCCGGGGATGGGAAAGAGCGATTCTACGCGGTGAAGATGTCGAATGGGCATGTGTGCTACTTCAACGGCACGACGATGGTCACCCGCACCGACGCCACCGGCACTCCGCTCACCGAAACGGTTGAGGTGGACCTGTGAGCGTGCTTATGACGAGTCTCCTCGTCGCCCTCTGGCTGGCGAGCGGAGCCATCGGTGTCGCCATGTTCCACTTCGATCAGGATCGAGCCAGCCGTGCAGTTATGTGGCACACGCGGGGGCTGTGGTGGGCGGGTTGGATCCTCACCATCTGTGGCCCGATCACACTCCTCGTAAGCGCCATGATGACCACACGACCCTACGGACTCAAGTGGACGCTGAGTGAGCGCGAGTGCGCACGCGCCTATGCCGCGGAGTATCCCGCGCTGGTGACGTATGCCTGCATGCACGAATTTGGCTTCAGCGACGAGGTCATCACCGAGACACTGGCGGAGCGGGCCACGGATGGGGTATAATCATCCCGATGCCACTCGCTGCCTCGTGCGTGGGTGTGAGCGTGAAGGGCGGTATCGTGCGAGTGGCGGCGCACGGCGGGGGTATTGCGAGCGACACAAACCGGCTGCGCAGCGCCTGACGGAGAAACGCGCCAAAGGATTTGACTGGTTGACGATGTTCATGGAAGTGAACGAGACAAGGGGGACGAGATCATGAGTAGCAGCAGCAACAACAACAACAACAACACGACATTCGAAGTAGGCCAGCGGGTGAAGCTGGTGGATGCGACGGCATCGCGTGCCGATCTCGTCGCGCGGCTTGGGGAGATGGCGGTGGTGACGGCGGTGCATCCGGTAGGCCAATGGGAAAGTCGGACCATGCTCTCCGTGAAGTTCGAGAAAGATGGCAAGGTGTTTGACTCGTGGTACGCCGACCGGTTCGAACCCGTGCCGCAGGCGGCGACGGTAGACGAAGCCACGCTCCGTGCGACTTTCCGTGATGGTGGGCCGAACGTGCGCGCGGCGCTGAAGAAGCTATTCCCCGCGATCACGTTCACGGTGACGAAGACCGTGCCGATGACGCGCGCGCTTGGGGAGGTTCGTACCGGGGAGTGGTTCAAGTCCTCGTTCGGATCGGTGTATCAGTGCATCAAGGGGTTTTCGAAGGGTATGCTCGTACAGGACACCGAACGGCTGTATGTCATCAGCAAAGAGGGCATCGTGGACTACTACCTGAAGTCCAGTAGTGGCGACGTCGTAGTCACCCTGACCGGCAGAGACGGCACCCCCCTCACCGAAGAGAAAGACGAGGTGTGCTAACATGGCGACGACGAAGAACAGCGTCATCATCAACGGTGTCACGCTGACGCGAGCGCAGGTGGAAGCCGCGTTGAAGGACCTGAACACGCCAGCACCGCAGCCCATGGTGAGCGGCACAGTGATCATGCCGCGCGGCAGCGGCCTAGTCTGGGATAGCGCACATCTGATGCTCGATACGGAGTCCGTGCTGGACGCGGCGAAACGCGCATTCTCATGGAATAAACCCTTTGTCGGCGTGCGAATTCCACTTAATGGTGGCTTGCCGGAGATCGGCACCGGCGAGGGCCAGCGCGACCTCGCGACAGACTGCTACTGGCGCGAAGCGACACTGAGTGTTACTGCGAAGAAGGAGGACTAGATCATGCGAAACAGTGTGAAGATCAACGGTGTGGAATTGACGCGAGCGCAGGTCGAAGCGGCACTCGCGGAGTTGAATACGCCAGCACCGACGGTGCATCGTGTCCGCTTCGATGACACTTCGGGGGCCATCCGTGCGAAGAATGGCGATGTTCATATGGATACAATCCGTTGGCGCACAGACGGAGCGGAAGCTCGGCGAGGTATTTATTTGCCGAACAATGCGTATTCTTCTGGCTACCCCTACCCCATCACATGGTCCATTATTCGCGACGGCGCCGGATGCTCGGTCCTCATCGGGGAGTACACGCGATGATGCTGACGACACCGGCCATTGCTCCGGGGCATACGTGGCTGCCTGAGTGGCACGCGGCGGAAGCCGCCGATGGTCACTTCGCAGGCATTCACTACTACATGGATCGCCTCGGGTGTCTGAAGCGCGCCTACGGGGCCGTCGGCGATGCGGACGGTTCTGAGGATGCGGACTTCGGCACGGCAGTGCATGCGGCCCTCTACGCGTATCACACGGGGGCAGCTTCGCTGCCCCCACTGAGTGACGAGCGCCCCGAGCGCAGTTGCAGCGAAGCGGAGGTCATGAGCCGCTACGCGGCACGCTTCCCGAAAGGCTGGCTGGGCACGGTGCTCTCTGGTGAGACGCGGTATCGCTCCACGGTGGCCATTGGTGGCATCACGCATCCCATTGCAGGCACCATTGATCTCGTCACGGAGATGGACGTTGCGGCGGTCTGCGCCTTCACGCGCACCGTGGGATCGGATATCACGCTCGAACCCGGCATCTGGCTCCACGACTACAAGACGAAGAAGAACAAGAGTGCGCTGACGGTGCCGCAGCTCATGTATGGCGAGCAGGCCCCGCTTTACGAGTGTCTCTTCAAAGACACGCACCCGGAGATGGCCGAGCGCGTGCGCGGGACGATCTTTCATCTCCTATATCGCTACATCGGCGACAAGCCGGGGAATGAGCAGTTTCTGAGCATCGCCGTGCCGTCCGGCTACGCCGGAGATGGGATGGAGCGCGTGGCCAGCATCATTGCCGATGCGACGAGCCGCGTCGCGCGGCTCGGGACGGCGCACGTGACGCCGACGGATTGCTACGACTGGATGCGAGTCTGTCCGCTCTTTGACGTGTGCGAGCGAAAGAA